TATCGGAAAGGAACGGTATAATCGCCTACCTTTATCAAAAATCCACCGTATGCCATTTTCTCCGCTCCTCTCTCTAAAAATCAAATGCCGGTCTGCCGGTTCTCCGGAAATAATCATTTGCACCCTCGCGTACAACTTTGAATATGCCGCTTTCCTCTGCTACGATCCGCACCGTCTGAACACCTTCCATTTTGCTTGCAATCATTTCTGCAAGCGGCTCCAGATAGGACAGGTTGTTTTCCAGCGGAAGTACTGCTTCCCGCCCGGCTTCTCCAATGTTTGCAAGGGTGCTACCGGTTGTGATGCCACCGTTAGCAAGGCGGGGGATGTGGACAGCTGATATTTCACCAATGTTAAAACCGAATGTCTTTCCGCCAAGCACCGGAACCCATTCCGGAATGTCAAAATGCAACCCATTTAAGGCTCTGATCATTGTATTGACTGCATTAACTACTCCGTTCGCCATAGATTCCACTGCGACTAAAATACCATTTACCACATCTTTTACGACTTTCTTGGCAGCTTCCCATGCCCCTTTCCAGTCCCCCTTAAGAAGCTTGATGATTACATCCAATACATCACTCACTGCGTTTAATAGACCATCTACAAAATCTATAATTCCATCAATACATCCTTTTACATATTGGGATAATGAATCCAGTATAGGAGTTATAACCGGAAGGATATTTTCAATAACCCACGCAATCAGTGGCTGTATCCAGTTTTCCCATAAAATTTTGAGTATATCTATAATCTTCCCCACACACTCTATTACCTTGTCTATTACAGGCTTTAGATGATTCTGATATGTATCTTCAAACATAGCCGCCCATTCTTCCAATATGGGTTGCATATAGGTATTCCAAAACTCCAAAAACTTCTCAATCAGTTCCGAAACTCCCTCATTTATGCTGGTAATAAAAGGAGATATATGTTCATCATATAATTTCACGATTCCATCTGTGGTCTGTCTTACAATCTCTGATATTGTAGTCGTTACCTCCGACACAACTTCAAGAATTCCTTCCAGCGCCGTCTTAATGCCGTCGCTGTTATTCACGAATGGATCGACAAACAAATGCATCAGATCATCTCGGAACTGCGCCACCAGAAGCGTTACCGTGCCAAATATATCCGAAAACATCTGAATCAGATTTGCCGTAATCTGCTGCCCGTCCTCATTGCCGAATGCCTGGAACACAAAAGCAAATGCTTCCGCCGCTTCGCCCGCAAGCTGTGCCACGTCAGCGCCGATATCAAACATCCGAATGAGGTACTCGGTGATTCTGCCGCTATTCTGCTGCAAATACAGGTCGATGCCGCCAATGATATTCTGTGCGATCGTAGCCCCTATACTGACAACAGACGCGCCAATCTGACCAACACTGTACGCCAGCGTCATGACAAAGTTGTCTGCCGCCGCCTGCAAATCTGCATTGCCAAAGATATCCGATAGAGAACCACGGATTGATTCGATACTGCCGCGAATATCTGCGATCTGACTGTCAATATCCAGCGCCGCCCACGTCTCATCCCATCCGCGGATCACTTCTGCCTTGATCTGCTTAAGATAATCGAGGAACGGCTGCAATTTACCGATCAGCGCATCGCTTGTTGGCACTTCCTCATACATCGTAGAGGCATCTGTTCCACCGCCACCGCCGCCGGAACTGTTTGAGTTAATCACATTGAGTTCGTCAAATCCCTGCAACGCCCTGGCAGCCTTCTTTGCCGCACCTGCGGTACTGTTCAAAGACTTCGCATAATCCACCTGCTGTTGCTTCGCCCGTGTCCATGTGCTCTTCCCAGACAGTGCCGCCACAAGTTCATTCATCTTATTGACCGCCGTCGTGATCCAGCTGCAGAGTGTTACAATCGCCGGAATGATGGCTGACACAATCGGCGCCGCCAGCGTCCCCAGTGATGCTTTGAGTGTAGATGTGGCAGTTTTCAGCTCGGACATCCGCGAATTAAAGTCCGCGGAATACTTCGCCATATTCTGAATGCCCTCTTTGAAGGCGGCAACCATAGCATTAAAACCTTTGGTAATCCAGTTGAAAATGAACAAGGACAGCGTAATTCCCTTTAATCTTGACAGGAATGTTGTCATCAGCCCTGCAGATTTCTTTGCAGCCTTTCCGACCTTTTCAATCTGTTTCGCGCCAGAGCCTACCTTTGCTTCCTTGGCAGCAACCTCTTCCATTTTTTTCTTCGTAACATCAAGCTGACGGTTCACTTCACACAGTTTCTCCGCCTTTTTCTGATACTCTTCTGTTCCTTTCGGATCAACATAAGCCGTACCGGATGATTCCATGTCCAGCAATTCTCCGCGCGCATATTTAATGGTATTCGCCAACTGTTCCGCATCATACTGCATGCCCTTAAACGTCTGACTATTCGTCTTTCCTCCAAGTTCTTTAAACTTCTGCATCCGATCGTTCAATGCATCCAGTTTAGCTTCTGCCTTGCTGATCTGATCCTGCACAGCTTTATAATCATCTGTCGGAATTTTCATCTGCTCAATCTCACGCATTCCGTCAGCGAGATTCTTCGCTTCACTTGTCAGCTTCTGAAACCGAGCTTCCAACTGCAACAGCTGGCTAGATGCTTTCCCGTTTTCAATTAACGTCCGTATTCTGATTTCTCCATCATATCCACCAGCCATATGCAACTCTCACTTTCTAACCTAATCCCAGTTCCTTTTCTGCCTTTTTCTTGGCTCTGATCTCCGCCATCATCCGGTCATACTCGTCGATGGCACCTTTTTCATTCTCTGTATACTCTTTTTTAACTTCCGGTTGATCCAGTGCATAGATCTGCTGCGCTTCCTGCACAGCTTTTCTTTCCTCGTTCCCCATCTTCCCGGTAACTTTCTTCCGGCGTATTTCAATGACCTGCTGAAATGACGATTGTTCATGCGGCATATTCCAGAGCAGACCGTTGAACATCCACCAATGCATATCATCCAGTGAGAGGTCTATCCCATATATCTGCCGGAAATCTGCATAAATGCGCCACTGGTCGACATCATAGTCAATCAGCCGGCGTTTATCCTGTGAGGAACCCGGTTTATCATGAAACCAGCCATTCAAGAACCACTCGACGCATTCCTGTAACTCATAGCCTACCGGATGCTCCCGGTCATCAAACAGCAGCCAGATCAGTGCATCACTCTTCTCGTACTCATTCAGTTCTTTGTCGTACTGGATAAGAAATACCTGTATGCCGATCCGAAATGATGTATTGATCTCGTACCCATTCCATTCGGCCGGCAGAGGATCAAGCATGACATTTATCATGCCCTTGCCCCTTTTCTGCTGGAGTTATAACGCTTTCTGGTCATCTCGTAACGTTTGCCGAACAGCTTATTCATTACCGGGATAACACCCTCGACAAACTCCACCAGTGCCGTTTCATCCGGCGTAATATCGCCGTAGATGCTCTGAACCATTCCCTCGCCGAACAGTTTGTCAATTTCCTCGGCGATCTGTTTCAGGTATCTCACGCGGATACGATTGATCTGCAACCCCCTCTCCACATCAACCTCTCCAGAAACCGTTTCGTCCTGCTCGTGTTCCTTTTTCCATGCCGCCGCTTCCTTCTCGCAATTCTCCGAGATTTCCTGCAGATTATTGATGATCTTGGCAAAACGCTCCGCTGTGTCCGCATCTGCCACATTCACGCGCAATACTGTGATAAGATCTCCATCCTCATCCTTAATCGCAATCTTTTTCAGACCACTGTTTAATTTCAACTCTTCCATAAAAATTACCATCCTTTCAGAAATGGGGCAGGACTGAAAGGAACCCACCCCATTATGCTAATTTTTCATTAACACCTTATTTTGTAGCCCAAGAAAACGAGCCGTCTTCGCTGCTGATCGTAATTGTTCCCAGTTCCACATCGCCGTTACCGTTGATCTGGATTGTAGATTTCAACGTGTCGCCGCCGCTGCCGCCGGTGCTTGACGGGCATACCGTTACCGGTACGCGGATGCAATCACCCGATCCTGCTGTCAAATCCGTCTTATAGAACCGGTAGTAATACGTCTCGCACGCCTTACCGGTCGGGAACTTCTTGAACATATCGTCGATGGCTTCCTGCATATCATCCGACAGGTACTCGCGCTCCGGGGACATGTTAAGGGCGTATCCCTTTACTGTACTGCTTGCAGTCTTCATGTTGACATACTGGGTTGAATCTGTACTGGGTCCCCAATCTTCCGTGATCTCTGTATAACCATCTCCCATCTCTGCCAGCTTGGTCGTGCTCCCTGCCAAAAGACCAATATCCAGCAGAGAGACCATGTTTGTTCTATCCTGTGCAAAGAACTGTAAATTTGTATTCATGATTGGAATACTTTTTTTCATGATCTTATCCTCTCTTTCCTACTTCTTGTAAAAATATTTCAGCTGCATATTCACAGCATAAGTTACCGCTTTCTCGTTCTGGCCGCCGCCAAACACCGGAGATGTTCTCGTGATCGCTTCCAGTGTCAAGTGCGGATCCTTAAACTCAATTCCGCTCTCTTCCATCCAAGCCACAAGGCTGTTGAGCATTTCCTGCGCGTCGATACTCGCCTTATTAGTGGTCGGCGAACATTTATAGATCATCTGAAACGGCATCTGTGCTACATAGCTGCCGCTGATATACTTTTTCAGATATACCGCGCCCTGCAGCGGGAACACGCCGATGGACCTGTCCTCGTTGCTGGAATTCCATTTCACGGTTGAATTGTCCGCCTTAAATCCCCGGGGATAATCCGGATATGCCATCACCAGTGCAAGGAGTCCTTTTCCTGCGTTCTCCGCATCCCGGATAGTAAGTTTTTCTGGTTCTGCCATTTATACACCTCCCACCTCGAAATGAGGTAAAATGTCCTCATATTTATCAATCGTTGTTACCCTGTAGCAATCGTCGCAGTGATCAAGCATCCACTGATAGGCATCGTTCTCTGGTAACGTTGCATCCGTATGATCCCCCTTGATAAAGAAATCCTGTGCCGGATTAAATGTCCAAAAGTACTGCTTGCATTTGTCCGGCATGTTTTCCCACTCTTTCGGGGGAAGGTATGGTTTGGCAATATTGCCAAAATCAACATACAGTTTCACTGCATCCGCGCTGTCCATGCCGCTCTTAGATACGTTCGCGCCCTTGGTTTCTACAAGGTCGACACCCTCGAGCAGTGTCGGGTAATACTTCTCTTCCTCGGTCTCCGGATCAAAGGCACGGTTGAAAAGCGTAACGGTCTTGTTATCGAAGAATCCCATCTCACACCCCCGCATACAATACTCCGGTGCCGGATAGATACTCGCATACCGTGTCATAACACAAACGGTTCTGTGCGCCTTTATCGTTCAGCACCTTATCAACAAGTGTCTCGTTAGTTCCAAAGCTGATTGACCGCCCACCAGAGGACATAGATTTGACATTGCCGCCCTTTTCATCGCTGGCATGGTTGGTTTTGAAATCTATCTGGTAGAGCAAATCTGCAAGCGCACAGGTGGCTTTCTGGATACGCTCGTCAAATTCTTTCAAGGTATCTTCGTTGATATGCCCGTAGGTCAGCTGATTCAGCTTATCGCTCGCCCGGCTTTCCCACTTAGGGAAAAGGGATTCCTCGATAGAATCCCCATAGTATTTATTCTGATAGAAGTCATACGTGGTATATCCCATCTTGGAATCCCCCTTTCTTATGAGAAATCAACAAGCAAATTCTCATTAAGTTCCTTGATGCCGTAGATCATATCAAAGGAAATCATGTCCTGCTTGTGCTCGGAATCGTAAGAGAATACGACACGGACGCCGAGACCATCTGCGGATGCAATGTATGCATTTTTGTTGCCCATCGGCAGTTCAAGGTTACGGGTCACAAGTGCCAGACCGTTCCGGTGGAATCCAAGAGCATGTGCCTTGTTCACGATAAAAGCATCTGTTGCTGTCGCGATGGTCTCCGGAATGTTCTGATCTACCTTAACCGTACCAGCTCCAGATGCAAGCGTTACATCCTCGGTCACAGTGTAGAGATATCCGTTCACGATAAGCTGATCCCCTTTTTTGATGGTAGCCGCCGCTGTCTTTCCGTCAGAAACGGTAAACTCTGTGGCATCCTTCGTTCCGGTAACCTTGTAGGATGTAACGGTTCCTGCGGCATCGTTCTGGTTCTCCGGGCAGTTCTGGGACATAAAAGTCTCACAGGTATACACCTTGCCGATCTCGGACTCTTTCAGTGCGATAGAATCTCCCTTGTAGCACTGCTTTGCAAAGTTATCCAGCGTGTTGTACTTGTACAGGATCGTCGGCGGCAGAATTAAGCGTCTGTCCGTGCGCGGTGCCTTTGCCTGATCCAACGCCTTACCAACGCCGGCAATGTCCGAGATTACCGGTGTGCCGGACACAGTAGCTTTCTTCTTTGCTTTTGCAATACCTACCGCCAGAAGATCGGCGTCGATCTGCTGCGCCATAGCCTGCATGGCCGGCGTGATTACCTGCTCGGAAAAATTCTTGATATCAAGAGTCATCTCTTTGGCACCCACATTAACTGTGATATCTCTGAATCTGTCCATCTTGACCGTCGTAGATCCCTCTGTAATATCCTGTGCCACCGTCTGACCGGTGAAATTCTTCGCCACGAATGTAGCCGGCTTTCTCACGGTAATGGTATCGCCCACCTTTACAAACTCCTGGGAATAATCTCTGTGCACGAGATTCGCCATCGTAAGGTTGCTCTGTAATACCATCATCGCTTCATTTGCGATAATCTGCGGGGTTAAAATTGCGTTTGGCATAAATGTTCCTCCTTATTACTGATTCTGTTCGCGCCATTTCTTATAGGTCACGAAATCCATTTTGTTCGGGTCTCCGGTGATCGGCTCGGTTTTTGCTCCGGCTCCCATCGGAGTAGTGAATGTTGCCTGATTCTGTTCATTCTGCTGCGCCTGTTCATCAACAAATGCGCTCGCGTCATTCTTCTTGGCATCTTCCAGCAAGTCATTGAATCCAATCAGCTTACCGTCCTTGACAGATACATTCGCGGCAATGTCGCTCATGATAGCTTTCTTTGCGGATGCCGAGGAAAACTTGACACCCTCAAATGCCTTTTCCAGCAAGTCACTTTTCTCACGCTCTGCAATCTTGGCATCATAATCTTTCTTTGCTGTCTCAGCCTTCTCTTTCCACTTATCACGCTCTTTTGTGATGGTTTCAAGGTCTTTGCCGTCGAACCCCTTTAAAGTCTCTTCCGCAGTCTCTGCACGTGTCTTGTACTGGTCGCGTTCACCTTCCACTTTTTTGACTTTCTTATCGAGTTCGTCCTTGGAGTATAACTCCTCTTCTCCGAAGCTCTTCTTGACGGACTCTTTCGTCTCATCTGTCAGTTCTAAGCCAAGTTTTTCTAATTCTGTGATTACATTTACCATGTTCCTATACCTCTTTCTTTCCAAGTTGTTACTCCGGTCAGTCCGGCACGAATGAGTTGCTATTTACTCCATAGCTGGCAATCTGCAAAATAAAAAGCACGCCCAAAACAGGACGTGCCATCACATCCTATAGTTTTTCTAGGGTAGCAGGCGGATTCCTACGCTCCGTCCGGTGCTTTTCACTTGTCAAGTATATTTTATCATGGGTTATAAAAAGATTTGTGCCAATTTTTAGGCATGCAAAAAGCGCCTATCTTTCAAGGCGCCCTTGCTATAGTACATGAAAGGAGGTGCAAAACGAATGAGCATAACTCATCTGGCAATATTATAATAACTCATGTACGGAGATAATTTGTGCCAAAATAAAAGAAGAAGCGTTATGCTCCCTCTCCTAAATATCAAGTCTGCCCTCTCTGATTGCAGCACAGATCATAGATAACGATTCCGGATAACCACTGTAACAAACCTTTTGCTTTTCGCTTTCCGGGGCATCAGATTTCATAAAATCTTTTACTTCCTTTTCAGTCGCAAAGTATTCCTCTTTTGTGTACTTTTTTTCTTGAATTCTGGCAATTAATTTATCTGCCTCACTTGAATTTTCAGTAATAGCGTATTTTTGGTTATACTCGTGTATTGTTTTTATGAGTCCTTTAATATCTGCCATTGCTACCGCCTTTCAATCTTTCGACAAACCCCATGACATCATTGTAATCTTCAAATGAAGCACCTGATTGTCTCAAGCGTTCGTCAACCCTATTTTCTAACCATCGATACCGTTCTGGAAGCGGAACGTTAAATATTTCCTTTGCAAACTCCATATCTGTTCCAAATTTAAAGGACTCATTCAACGCTTGTAGAACAATCGTTTTATCTCCATAAGCATACACATTAAAAATATTCTTCTCACCGCATATCTGCTGTTTCAACCATTCTACAGTCGCCTCCTCAATATATTCGTTTGCATTGTATACCTCTGACTTATAATAGCTTGCCGAACACGAATGAAGCATTTCATGCCATATTACACCATCGTCCGCTGTGTCAATAAGTGAAATATCGCAAGACCATTCCTTGGCTCCAAGAGCTCCATTTCCAACGTGTTCACTATTTACGTTTATATTTCCACTCCACTTCGATGGTCTATCAGAATACTGCGTTATTTCTTCCTTTATCTTCCGCGCGGTCTGCTCAAACTCTTCCTTTGTTCTTTTAGTATATCCTATACTGTCCGCTTTTTCCATCGGAGTTTTTACCGAATGACTATACGCCGTTGCCCTGCCATTCGCCTTTGCCGCCTGCTCCCGCTTAAACCCTGCTACCTTGATTCTGTCAGCCTGTGTCCTCAAACCATTGTCTGCACAGAATTGGTTGTACTTCCGGTTCTGCATCCGGAGCTTATACGCAAGTTTATCATATTCTGGCTGCAACATTTCTTTCACGTCTGTTTCTGCCACACCGTCAATCTCTGCCTGCTTCACAAGTAACTGTCTCTTTGTCTGCCGGATTGCGCGCTCCATTGCTCTTTGCTGCTGTTGTAAATCATACACCTTTCGGTTCTCCTCACTGTCAATCTTAAGGCTGCCGTTCTCGTCCAGATAGGGATTCCGTAGAGATTTGTCCCAGGGCTTGTGGGAATGTCGGCAGTTATACCCATGTAACCCAAGAGGATTGAGAACATGGCCGGTTCCGTTCACAATATCATACCCTGTCATCTCCGCCAGATTCGGCGCATCCGGTTCGCTCCCGGATATTTTATAACACTTCCCCTGCCAGTTATCATGGCCGGCAAGGTAGGGCTGCCCTTTTCCCTGTGTTCTTGCCCCTAAATGAGCCGATACAAGCACATACTCCACATTATGCTCCGCTATGTAATGATTGGTTACCTGTGCTGCTGTCTGGTTCATAGATGTGACTACGCACATTCTAACCGCTGATTCTAATGTCCGGCGGGTTCCGGTTGGATAATCTACCATAACCCCTGTTTTACCGTACTGATCCAGTATGTCACACACTGCCGCACTGTAAGACTGCACGCCTGCTGACACACGCATCTCGGCTTCATTGAGCATATTCATGAGATCACGCTGCGACTGCATCATGGTGGAACGTGTCAGATTGTTCACTTCTCCGAGTGTTTTCTTAAATTCTGCATCTAGCAGCTCCATGACAACCGGATTTTCAAGTGGGGATACCGCATCTATTTCAAGGCGGGACAGCGTGCTTTTATCATCATCCCAAGATGTCAGCACCGCATCCTGCAATAATCTGCGGATTTCTGCCGTTGATTTCTGCGTAAGGGCAGATAATCGTTTCACAATTTCATTCTGATGCAAGCCCAGCTGCCGCAGCTTATACAGTTCCATATCGGTTGTTCCGGCCATAGCTTCCGCTTTAAGTAACCGCATAGCAATGTCCTGCAATATCCAGTCCTCAAGTTCCTGCTCATATGAAATTAACACATCCGATTTTCCATAGAAATAATCTGGTTCCAGCATATTATCCCTTTCCTACTTCACGCCTTACCAAATCAAGCCACTGTTCCACGTGTTCCTCCTTGGCGCGTTCAAACCAATGGTCACCTGTTCCAGCGGTATGGTACTGTAGTGGTGTTCCTGTTGGATACTTCTTTTCCCCTTTATTCGCCCATGAGTGCCCATCCTCTGTTAAATAAAGTTCTCCCTCGTACTGATAATGCGCATATGGCGTATTTGTCGAAATAAGCCCCGGTTCAATAATCTGTGTTGCGCTTACCATTGCCCCCTGTTGAAATGGCATATACGGCACCATATCATTAAGCACCTGTTGATCTAACAAATCCTGCGCCCGTCTCACATTATCATCTATGCGCTTGGTATCAATATGGATGCTTACCATACCAACAGTCTTGTTATATTTCATTCAGTCGCTTCCTTTTCTATTTGTTTCTTAATAGCTGCGCATCTATGCCGATGCCTGCAATAAATGGTTGTATCTACAGTTCTGCAGCTGTCCGCACGTTCATAAACATTTATTATCGCTTCTGGCGCTAATTCTTCGCATTTTTCACAGTAACTCTCAAAACGTGTATGTATCATTTCTACTCCTCCCCGAATAATCCTTTGTCCTGTGCCCCGCTTGCTTCCTCAACCGCCGCCTTGGCTTCTTCTTCCGAATACCCCTCAAACCTGACAAGATACTGCCACTTCGGAATGTACCCAGAGTTGGCAAGCGTAAGGTTCCGCATCCTGTCCTCTTCCTCGTTGTAGGTAATGTCCCCAAAGTCATACTGTGGTTCATAGTCGCCCGCCGGCGCAAGGCCATACAGATCAGCAAATACAGACTGCGCATAGAATAAATCATCGAGGCACTTCTGCATTGCATCCCGCACATCCTTGATAAGCTGGATGGTTCTGCGATCATCGGATTCTACCTGTGTGGCAGTTACCATGCCGGTTTTCTCGTCAATCACGAAATACCCATTGGAGAACCCACACTTCACACCGACAAGGGATAACTGCTGATTGATTCCGCTCTTTCTCGTGTCCGTGTTCAATGTCGGGTTGACCTCATGGTACGTTTCCTCTGCATCCATTCCTGCCATTGCCTTGAAAAACTTAGGCAATTTTACATGTGGTCTTACTGTGTTGCCTTTCTCGTCCTTGTATGCCGGCTTTTGAATCAGCCTGTCATCCACTATGACCATCCTCCGGCTTTCCTCGATTTCCTCCGCATTCCGGCTATACGCAATATCTAAATCTTTTAACTCCTCGGTCGCATCTGC